CGCGCGTCGAAGCCCATCGTCTCGATAGCGAATCCGCTCATGGCCTCGGCGGCCTACTATCTCGGGTCGCAGGCCAATGAAGTCGTCGGCACTCCGAGCGGAATGATTGGCAGCGTTGGCGTCCTCATGATGCACGTCGACCATTCTGCGGCGAACGAGATGGAGGGGATCAGTCCGACCATCATTTCCGCTGGCAAGTACAAGGCCGAGGCGTCGCCTGACTTCCCGCTCTCAGATGAAGCGCGCGCCTATCTCCAAAGCCAGGTTGACCAGTATTACGGAATGTTCGTCAACGCCGTTGCAGATGGTCGTGGTGTTTCATCCGACACAGTACGGACGGACTACGGTGAGGGGCGCTGTCTAACCGCTACCGACGCGCTGAAGGTGGGAATGATTGATCGTGTGGAGTCACTCGACGCAACGGTGCAGCGCCTCCTGGACGCGCGATCCCGCGCCGCAGTTTCACGCCGCCCGCGAAGTGCCGCTGCGGCGATAACCACGCTTGTAACGAATAGTCCAACGGGTGTCGCGCCAGTTGAACTGTCGGCAGCCATCGAGCGTGCCAACTCCACAGACGCAGACCCGACCGTTGAAGTCATAAGTAGCCCGCCCGTAGTGGCGGAGAGTCAGGATAAGGAGGGCCAGATGCCCGAAGACAACAAGCCAACGACGACCGAGCCCGTGGCGACGGCGCAGCAGGCGCCTCCTGTCCCCACACTGCCCAAGGGCGACGAGCCAGTAGCCGTCGCCGAGCGGATGTCCGCGATGGAGGCCGAGAATCGGCTTCTGCAGTCGTTGCTGGCCGAGCACGGTGAGGCTCTCGCCTCTGTGAAGGCCGAGAACGCGGCGATCAAGACTGAGCGCCTGCAGAAGCGGTTCACCGACGAGGTGCGCGGCAAGTCCGATTCCAACGACAAGCCATGGGCCGGGTCCATCGAAGCGAACGTGAGTCATCTCATGATGCTCGCTGAGCACTTCGGCGAGGACTCCGAGGCGGTCGCCTTCGCTATTCAGCAGGGCCGCACGACTGCAGCACAGATCCGCTCTGGCGATCTGTACGCGCTGCGTGGAAGTGACCGCTCGGGTGGCCCAATGTCGGCGGCTGACGAGATCGAAAAGCTCGCTCGTGAGCGCGTCAAGGATGGCGAGGCGAAGGATCTTCCTGAAGCGCTCGCCGCGGTGCAGCGCGAACGGACTGACCTCTATCGTCGCAGTCGCGAAGAGATCGGCCTCACTGCCTAACAACCGCCAGTGCGGCGTGGAGGAATCGAATGGCTTGGGAAAGCGACCTGAAGTGCCAGACCTACGAGGCGGGAGCCGATCTGAGCGCGAGCCAGTTCCGGTTCGTGGAGCAGGGCACCGACGCGAAGGTTACGTTGTGTAATGCCGCGACGGATGTCCCATGCGGAGTCCTGCAGGACAAGCCGAGCGCTTCGGGGCAGGCATGCTCCGTGGCTTTCGGCGGCTTCACGAAGCTGGTTGCAGGCGCCGTGATCGATGAGGGCGACCAGTTGGGCACTGACACGCAGGGCCGCGCTGTTCCGCTCACTATTGGCACCGATACGACCAAGTACGTCGCAGCAATCGCGCGTATGCCTGCGTCGGCCGCTGGCGTGATATTCACGGCTCAACTCGTGACGCCACATCGGGCGGCGTAAGAACCGTCGATGAGGAAGGCTCCGTCCGGGTTCCACGTTGTGGCCTGCCCGTTCTGTGATGCCTGGCTGTTCTCGTTCGCGGGACAGCCGCTCCTCGTGAGAGTGCAGATTGTGTGCCGATGCCGGCGAGTGCTCGAAACGGACGGCCACAACGTCAACGAAGTAGTCGAAGCGGTGCGAGTGCCCGCCTAAAGCCACTCGATCACCAAGAGCAGAGGCCGGAGCCCTTGAGGCCGGAGCCCATGACCAGAGGAGGTCAGGGTTCCATGCCGCAGCCTACAACGGGCGACCTGCACGTCAACAAAGTTCTCACGCAGATCAGCGTCGGCTACGTCCGTGACGATCAGTGGATCGCGGACAAGGTCTTTCCTCGCGTCCCTGTCGACAGCCGTGGCGACATCTTCATGAAGTACAACCGGGCCGAATGGAACCGGACCGACGCTCGCATGCGTGCGCCGGGCACCGAGTCTGTTGGGAGCGGCTGGTCCTACACGCAGGACAACTACCGAGCAGAGATCTACGCGTTCCACAAGGACATCACGGATCCGGACCGCGCAGCGGCTGACGACTGGGCTCGGCTCGACCAGGACGCCACCCGGTTCGTGACCCGGAACCTCCTGCTGTTGCGCGAGGTTCACTGGCGTGACAAGTTCTTCAAGACCGGTGTCTGGGGCACAGACCTGACCGGCGTCGCGGCGGCCCCGGGTGGAAGCCAATTTGTCCAGTGGGACCAGGCTGCCAGCAATCCGACGCAGCAGCTCCGCCAGCTCGCCGACGACATGGAAGAGGACACGGGCTATCGGCCCAACACCCTCGTCCTGGGCCCGCGGGTCAAGACGGTGCTGATGGAGCACGACGACTTCATCGAGCGGATCAAGTACACGCAGCGCGGTGTGGTCACCGAGGACCTGCTCGCTGGGCTGATCGGCGTGGACCGCGTGCTGACCGCGCGCGCAGTGCGGAACACCGCAGAAGAGGGCGCGGTCGAAAGCGAAAACTACCTCTTCGGCAAGCAGGCGCTCTTGGTCTATACGACTGATGCGCCCTCGCTCATGGAGCCGAGTGGCGGCTACATCTTCACGTGGAACGGGCTTCTCGGCACGAACTCCTATGACGTTCGGATCAAGAACTTCCGCATGGAGAACATCGAATCTGACCGCATCGAAGGCGAGATGGCCTACGACATGAAGGTCGTCGCGTCGGACGTCGGTGTCTTCCTCGACCAGGTAGTCGCGTAGCACGACGGCGCGATCGCCGAGAAGGGGGAGGCCATGATTCTGCCATTCAAACTACCGGTGAACTTCCGCGGGGGTCTGTATATCGGCAGCGTTGCGGTAACACCGTCTGCTGCCGAGATCAACCGGCTGACCGGGATTCCCGCGTCTGCAGGACTCGTGCTGGCTCGAGAAGTCAGCTTCACCGAGACCACAGGGGCGGGCGTCTACACGGGTTCCGTCGCATTGCCCGCAGGCGCATCACTGCTCGACATCAAGGTCCGGAGCACTGCGCTCTGGACCGCTGCGACGTCCGCCACGATGAAGATCGGTGACGACGCTGATGACGATGGGTGGTTCGCCGGCATCAACCTGAAGGCAACGGACCTTCTGGTTGGCGAGGAGATCAACTTCGTTCAGACGGGCGGAAAAGAAGGCGCGTACCTCTCGACATCCACGGGGCTGCGCTCGACGGCGTACAGCGCATCTGCTCGAACGATTACCGGCATTGTCACAACGGTAGGCACTACGGGCCTCGCTGGGCGGACCCGCATGCTGGTTACCTACGTCACACCGGGCAGCGTTACCGGGGCGACGAAGGTCTAGCGATGACATTCACCTACGGCGGCAACCCGACAGGTAGCAACCTCGACGCTGTGCGCTACCTGATCGGGGACACCGTCGATGCTGGCCATCTGCAAGAGGACGAGGAGCTCACCTGGCTCCTCAGCCAGCAGGGAACCGTGTACGCCGCCGCGTCGGCTGCTGCCAGCGTCCTGGCGGCCAAGTACGCGCCGCTCGTGTCGAAGACTGTCGGCGCGATGAAGATCGAAGCGCAGCAGAAGTTCGACCACTACATGCAGCTCGCCGGCACGCTCAGTGTGCAGGGAGCCAGTTTGTCAGCGACTCTGCCCATGCCCTCGGCGCCTGGACTCTCGATCTCTACGAAGCGAACGCGTGATCAGGACAACGACCTGGTCCAGCCGTTCTTTCGCCGTGACGAGGTCGAGAGCGTCGACGCCCTTGTGGATGTGACCTGATGGCGCTCGAAGCGGAACTCCGCGAACTCATGCCGCATGTGGTCACGGTGGAGAAACGTCTGGACCAGAACACGGACAACGAGCCGTTGTATGGGCCTGCCGTCGAAGTGCAGGCGCGTGTCGAAAGCAAGGTTCGCAAGGTGGTCGTATCTACAGGCGAAGAGCGCGTTTCGATGACTACGACATACCTCGCCGACCCGCAGGGGATTGGGCCGCTCGATCGGATCACGCTCCCGGTCGGGTTCACGCCGAGGCAGCCGCGGATTCTCTCAGTTGAGCGCATGCCTGACGACGTCGGCGACTACTACGAAGCGGTGATCTCCTAATGGGCTGGGTGTTGACTGGGCAGGGCCAGCTCAAGGCTGCGCTTCAGGCAGAGGGCAAGAACGCGCTCCGTGCACTTGGCGGCGGTCTCTATCGCGAAGGCGAAGAGGTCATGGCCGACTCGAAGGACAAGTACGTGCCGGTCGACGTTGGCGTGCTGCGTGCGTCTGGATTCGTCGACCTCCCCGAATACGAGGGCACTCGGGTCACCGTCCAGATCGGTTACGGCGGCGAGGCTGAGCCCTACGCGATGGAGCAACACGAGCGTCTGGACTTTCAGCACACCGTGGGCGAGGCGAAGTACCTGGAGCGGCCCATGCTCGAAGCGGCCAATGGCTTTGAGGCGCGCTTGGCCGCGGACATCCGGAGCCACTCGTGATCCTGGATGAGGTCGCTGAATTCCTTGCTGACCAGAACCTTGCTGTTCCGGGAACTGACCTGTTCCGCTGGTCCATGCCCGACCAGCCAGACGACTGTATCGCGCTCTACGAATACGGTGGCGATCCGCCGATGCGTACACACGATGCCCCGAGCATCGCGTATGAGCAGCCGCGCGTGCAGATCGTGGTCCGCGGGGCGACTGCGAGTGCAGGTCGACAGCGGATCGAGGGCATCTACCGAACGTTGGCCGGGATCAAGAACACTGCCCTCTCGGGGACGAAGTACCTGTCCGTTGAGCCGATTCAGCAGCCGTTCCTTCTCCGTCGAGACCAGAACGATCGTCCTACGTTTGCCTTCAACTGCCAGGCCGTAAAGGGGTTGAGCTAATGCGTGAATTTCTTGGGAAACGAGACGAAACCGAAGAGGCGCCCGTCACAGCAGAGACCCCGACCGAGCCTGTAGTGGCACAAGCAGAGTCCGAGTCCGAGGTAGAGGCTCAGCCGACCGAGACGGAGCACTACCGCATCGGTACGTGGAAGGGCCGCCCGAATTACGAGTGCAAGTACTGCCCGTATTCCACGGTGGACGGTGAGCGCGACATCGAAGAGCACGTCACTAAGAAGCATCTCGCTGGCCATGTACGGCGAGCGTCGATGCTCATCGGCCCGAATGGGCGGCCCCTGTAGCGGGCTGTAGGAGGTACCCAGCATGACTCTTTCGACCAAGCTGCGCCTTCAGATCACCGCAGCCCTCACCGGCGCGGCGACCGATCTGGCTGCCGCGCCGGCAACATCCGCTGCACTGAACAAGGTGCTGGAGCTGGCGTCGGGTGTTGGCGCCAGTCAAGCAGACAAGGCGTTCGCTGATACGCGCACGCTCGGGGCGTCTGCGACAGAGGACCTTGATCTAGCGGGCTCCCTGACAGATCCCCTCGGTACAACGGTCGTCTTCGCCACGATCAAGGCCGTCATCGTCGTCGCCGCGTCGGGCAACACAAACAACGTGAATGTCACGCGGCCTGCCTCGAACGGGGTGCCGCTATTCCTTGCGGCCGGGGACGGACTGCCGGTCAAGCCGGACGGTGCATTTCTCTGGGTTGCGCCGGGGGTTGGCGTCACCGTGACCGCTGCGACCGGTGACCTGCTCACCTTCACCAACAGTGGCGGCACGACAGGCGTCACCTACACCGTCGTCATCATCGGAACGAGCGCCTAACACGAAGCGGCGCCCCAAAGCGCCAGTGAGGAGGTCGACATGAGCGATGCAATCTGGGGCCTGGGCACGCTGCTGAAACTGGGCGACGGGCTCGGGAGTTACACGACGGTCGCCGAGGTCCTGGACTTCCCGGGCCCACAGCGCCAGCGTGATCGCGCAGACATCACGAACCATTCGAGCTCGAACGGGTACGAGGAAGTCCTCCCGACGATCAAGCGAACGGGGGAGATCACGTTCAACGTCAACTGGAATCCCGCGGCGCACGCCACGCACGAGGATATCTGGGATCTGTACGACTCGGGCGACCTGATGCCATGGCGGATTGTTGGCCCCAGCGCGGAGTTTCAGTTGGACTTCAATGCCTACGTCGTCGGTGACCAGCCGACTTTCCCGACGAACGCCCAAATTCAGGACCAGATCACCCTGAAGCCAACGGGCGTGGTGACCCGAACCTAATTCGCGAATCTCCGTAGGGAGTCTGTATGACGACGCGTAATGGCAATGCTGCCGTGGAGGATGTTGTGGAATCTGTACCAACGAGTGGGGCGGGCTTCCTCACTCGTGAAGCCATCCTCGCCGCCGATGACACGGCATTCGAGATCGTGGAGCTCCCCGAGTGGGGTGGCCGTTTGCGTGTGAAGGGTCTCTCTGGCAAGGAGCGAGATCGCTTCGAGGCGTCGATCACGGAGACACGAGGGAAGAGCAAGGAGCTCAACCTCCGAAATGTGAGGGCCAAGCTCGTCGCGCTCACTGCTGTTGACGCGAGCGGTAGGCGCATCTTCGAAGACGAGGACGTCGCACGGCTGGGAGAGAAGTCAGCGGCAGCGCTCAGCCGTGTGTACGACGTCGCCGCCCGCCTCTGCGGTCTGACTGAGGCGGACGCGGAGGAGCTGGCAAAAAACTCCGAGAGCGACCAGGGCGACGATTCGCTTTCCGCCTAGCCCTGGCGCTCGGTATGACGGTCAGCGACCTATTGACGCGCATCACCAGTCGTGAGCTGACCGAGTGGCAAGAGTACGCAAAGATCGAGCCCTTCGGCGAGGAACGGGCTGACATTCGGGCCGCGGAGATCTGCATGGTGATCGCGAATGCGAACCGCGGCAAAGATCAGAAGGCTCTCTCCCTCAACGACTTTCTCCTCCGATTCGGCGATGAGCCGAAAGCAGAGCCGAAGTCTGCCGAAGAGCAGCAGACCATGGCCGAGCGGATCGCCCGCACCATGGGCGCGCAGCGTGTCCGTCGCCCACAGCAGGCCCCTGCATGAGTACTGTCGCGACGCTCGTCGCCAAGTTCGAGGGTGATACCAGCGGTCTTGAGCGGTCCATCCAGCGGACGAGCGGCCTTGCTGATGGGCTTGGTGCCAGCATTCGTCGTATCGGTGAGCACGCGCTCGGCCTCGGGCTGGGTATGGCGGGCTTCCAATCGCTGGAGCGCGGTGTTGGCGGTCTGAAGGACGCGATCTTCGGGATGAACGCGACTCTCGAAACGTCGACCCTTCAATTCACCACACTCATGGGTGATGCCGATCGTGCGAAGCAGCACGTCGCCGATCTCTTCGAATTCGCCAAGAAGACGCCGTTCGAGACAGGACCCGTCGTTGAAGCGTCTCGGATGCTGGAGACATTCGGTGGTGCTGCGCTCAACACCATGGCGAACATCACGCTCGTCGGCGACGCGGCCGCAGCGACATCTGCACCCATTCAGGAACTTGCCTTCTGGGTTGGCCGCGCCTACACGATGATTCAAGGCGGCCAGCCCTTCGGCGAGGCAGCGATGCGCCTCCAGGAACTGGCAGTGCTTTCTGCACCGGCGCGCCAGCGGATGGAGGAGCTACAGAAAGCCGGGGCCTCGACGTCCGAGGTGTGGAAGGTCTTGCAGGGCGACCTGAACCGCTTCAACGGCGCAATGCTGGCGCAAGCGAATACCTGGCAGGGCCTCGTCTCGACCTTCATCGACGGCGCCAAGATGACGCTCGCTCAGGGCTTCGAGCCCCTGTTCCAACTCGGAAAGCGCGCGCTCATGGGACTCAATGCTGCCATGGGGAGCCCCGAGTTCGAAGCCGCAGTGAAACGGATGACCGACTGGCTAGGTAAGGCCATTCCTGATGCGGCAGTGCGCACTGTTGAAGCTGCCTCTGGCATCGGGTCTGCCTTCGCCAACGCCGCCACGATCGTTGCTCAGGTCGTAGGCAAGGTCGCCGAAGGATTTACAGGCCTTACGCACATCGCACAGAGCGCCATGACCGGACTCGCGTCCTTCATGTCGAACATTGCCAAGGTTATCGCCACAGCGATGCTGTACATCTCGCCGTTCACGCGGCACTCGCCGTCTCTCGTGGATCAGGTACTCGAAGGGACGCGGATTATTGAGGATGCCTGGGAGCGTATGGCGTCCCGCATAGGCACGCTGTCAGCCGATGCTGCTCGTGATGGGATCCAGTCCATCGTGCGCTTGAAGGGTGCTTTGATGTCGCTCGCGGAAGCCACGACGGGTCGCGAGCTCGGGGCGCAGGTCTTCGCACTCAACCGGTTCGGCGGGGCTGAGGCGGTCGATTCCTTCATGGCCGCAAACGACGCGCTGTCGTCTATGCGCACGGAGTTCTCCCAGCTAGGCTCTGAGCTGGATGATGCGAACGCTGCGCTCAAGACTCAGCGGGACGAGCTCGACGACCTGAAGCAGGCGCACTCAGACCTTCAGCGCGTGTTGCAGCGTGAGACGCGCGACCTGTCCGACTGGAAGGGCCAGCTTCAAGAGATTGGCCGTACACCAATCCTCGAGCTTCAACCGTTGGCGGCCCAACTACACACAGCGAATGATGAACTTGGCGCCGCGACGATCGCGCTCCTCTCTATGAAGGCGGCGGCGGCAGACACCATCCAGAGCTTCGCCAGTCGCACCGAGGCGCTCAACGATCAGATCAAGGGGACGAAGGATAGCCTGTCTGCCCTCAACGGGAAGCTCGGCGATCTGAAGGACCAGATGTCTGGGCTCCTCTCCGGTCCACTCGCCGAAGAGTTGCCGTTCAAGCAGAAGCTGCAAGGACTGGACGATCAGATTCTCGGGATCGAGACCAAGATCGCCCAGCAGCGTGCGCGCGGGGCCGACCCGAAGACGTACCAGAACTTGACGGCCCAGCTTGAGAAAGTGCGCGCACAGCACGAAGCAGTGCGGCTGGAGATGGAGCGGCAGATCGGACCGCTACGCCGCCAAATTGACGCGCAGCGAGACCTGGCGCAGGGGGTGGGCTCGCAGAGCTTTGCCGATCGTATGGCGGGCCTTCAACAGATCGTGCCGCAGATCGCCAGCCTCAACAAGCAGATTGCGGACGAGAAAACGAACCTCCGGACCACGGAAGATGCGCTCTCTGATCTGACGGACCAGCAGAAGGCTGCTCTTGCTCCCATCGTCGCTCAGGAGCGCGTTGTGGCGCGACTCAAGGACGCTCAGGCGTTGCTGCGTCAGGAGTATGACCAGACTGTTGCGCCGCTCAACGCCGGACCCGCGTTCGTTCCAGGATCTGGCGGCCGCAGCCGGGGGTCTACGGGACATGGTGGACCAGGCAGAGCCACGGATCTCTGATCTGAAGCTTCAGGAACAGGCACTTGCTGATCAGGTGGAGGAACACGAGAGCGTCTACCGGAATGCGGCCAAAGCGATCGAGCCGATGACCGAGGCCCATCGCATGCTCGGCGATGAGATTCAGTCGCTAGAGCGCCACCTGAAGGACATGGTCGATCTGGCGACGAGCGAGCAAGAGCGGCTTGCCCAACTCGCAAAGAGCGCGAGCCCGTCTCTCACGCTTCCGTCGAGCACGGTAAAGGCCCCAGCTATTGGGGATATCCCGAACTTCTTCGATCCAGAGCAGCAGCAGCGCATGGACGAAGCTACGGCCCAGATGCAGAAGTCGATGGACAAGATCAAGGGCGCCTTCAGCGACGTGAATGGGGCCTTGTCGCCGCTGACATCGAACTTCGGCGGTCTGAATGCAAATCTGGCGACGATCACCAACGTCGCGAACGGAGCGCTTGCGGCGTTCGTTGCCTTCCAGGGCATCACGTTCGTGGCACCGTTGATTGCAGGCATCACCGCAGCCATCGCTGGCGGCGGCGGGCTCGCGGCTGTGCTGGTCGCTCTGGGTGGCCCAATCACGATTGTTGCCGCCCTAGTGGCCGGGCTGGCATTCGCGTGGGTGACGGACTTCGGTGGCATCCGCGCGACGACGGAAGACCTGGTTACCAGCCTCGCGACATGGGTCGATGAGACGGTGCTCCCGAAGTTGGCCGACATCAGCACCTTCATCGACAAGACCTTGCGTCCTGCTTTTGAGAGCTTCGCCTCCTTTGTCCTGACAGAGGTCGTGCCGCGGGTTGGTGCGTTCATGTCAGCGCTAGGCCAGCTCAAGGACCTCATTCTCACAGAGGTCGTCCCCCGAATCGGAAATCTCCTGTCCATCCTCGGGGAGTTCAAGGATTTCATCGGCATATACGTGCTGCCGATCGTAGAGAAGCTGAACGAGATTGGGTTGGCGGCATTGACGCGGGTGCTGTCCGAGGTGGCAGGCTGGTTCCAGAAGGCGGGGGACGCTGCGGCTGGGAACGCCGGGTTCACGTCCATGCTGGATCAGTTGAACAAGGGACTGCAGGGCACACATGACCTGCTCGCCAGTCTCGGGGATATAGCCCACACGGTATTCGAGAACATCCGCACATGGGCGTCCGAGAACCTGCTTCCATGGCTGAAGACACTTGCGGACACCCTGGATGCCGTCAAGGTGTTCGTCAACGGTCCAGGCGCAAGTTCTCCGCCGATCGCCCACAACGCGCTTGGCACGCCCTACTTCGGTGGCGGGCTCTCTATCGTGGGCGAGCAAGGGCCCGAACTCGTGACGCTCCCGCGTGGCGTGGCTATCACACCGATGAGTCAGATGGGCGGGGCAGGAGCGGAAAAGGCGGCGCCTCAGGTCAACACGACAGTGCACGTGGGCGTCAGTGTTGGCAATAACCGCGAGCTCGCGGATCTGATCGCCCATGAAAACACCGAGGCCTTTGCTGAGGCCCTTGCGGCGGGCTGGTAATGGACATCCTCACCATCGGCGGGGCCAGCCCGATCGACCTGCTCGACAGATCACGGTACCTCGGTTTCACCGTCGCCGACGACAGCATCCACCGTACGGTGGACATTGCCTCAACGGGCTGCACAGCAAACGCGGGACGGTCCGCCATTCTCCGCCGTGCGCGGACGCTGGGATACACGAGGCGGTACACGCTTTTCGCGACAGGGATGGATGAAGACGATGCGATCTTCAACATCTCGGCCGTGGAAAACGAGATTCTCGCAGCAGAGAAGTTCAACCAGCGGATCACCGACGACAGCGACGGCATCGTTCCGCATGAGGTGTGGATCGTACGTCGGATCCGCCATCAGACCAGGCCGACCGTCTGGACGGTGCTGTATGGGTCCGTCACCGAGGCGATGTCCGTGCTCATGTCCGTTGATAGCCCGATCGAGTTCGTGAGCGCCGTCGAATTGTTCTTGATGAAAGGCGCTCGGAACCTGGACGCGAACGGGTTTCCGATTCCGGCGGTGTAAGGAGAAGCAATGTCAAGTGGATGGACAACGTATCTGGTGAACAAGATCGAGGACCACGTGCTCGGAGGCGGCAGCTACACGCGCCCAGCAACGGTGTACGTGGCGCTCTTTACGGCCCGTGGAACCGTGGCTCAGGCAAACGCGGGAACGAACTTCACCGAGGTGGCGACCGGTGCGTATGCTCGTGTCGCTGTCACCAATAACGCCACGAACTGGCCGGCCGCTTCTGCCAAAGCGAAATCAAACGATACGGACGTCGTGTTTCCTGAGGCAACCGCGGACTGGGGCACGGTGACCTGCTGGGGCCTCTACGACGCCTCGACCGCTGGGAACCTTCTCTACTGGGGCGATCTCACGGTGAACCGCACGATCACGACAGGCATCGTGGCCAAGTTCCCCGCGGGCTCGCTCGACATCACCGAGGCTTCAGCCTGATGGCTATTGTGCTCGTGAATCGACTCGTCATCCCGACGGGCACTCCAGACATGCTGCTCGACGGTGGGATCTCCGACGTAGCGACCACACTCGACGTCCTGGCGGTGCCGTCCAACCTCGGCACGACGGGCGACGTGCGCATGCTGATCTATGCACCCGGCGACGACAACCCTGAATTCATCGATATGACGAGCAGGTCCAGTCTGACACTGTCGATTGATCGCCAGGTCGAAGAGTCGTCTTCACGCCCTGCGTGTGTCCACGCTGACGGCGCTGGCATCTGGATCGTGCAGACCGCGGCGACGGCCGGAGGAGCGTTGCCGTTCCTGAGGAACAAGCTGGCGGCAGATGTCACGATCGGGAGCGGCGGAACGTATGTTGACGGGCCGTCCGTGTCCCTGGCGGCGGGAACGTGGCTCCTGGTTGGGACGGTGTTCGGGTACGACTCGGGGGGCTCTCCCTACTTCGCGGTGAAGCTCTGGGATGGTGCCTCGGATGTCCAGGATAGCGGTGAGAACAGCCTCCCCACCGCGAACAACGTGTGCAAGATTGCCCTCGTCGGCATTGCCCAGATCGTGACCACCACGACGTACAAGATCAGCGCGGCGGTGCGAACCAGCGGCAAGATCGTCGCTGCAACCTTCGACCCGGCGAGCCAGGGCAACAACGCAAGCCAGCTCATCGCTGTCAAGATAGGCTAGGTCCGTGCCAGGTGGTGGACTCGGCATTGACGGGCTCGGCCTCTTCGGGCTGGGGGCAGATGACTCTGGCGTTGCGGATGAGCTCCTCGGTGTTGCGGTAGCCCACGGCTCAGCGGCAGGGGCACTCGCCATTGTCTCGGTCACGCTCACAGGCGAAACCACGGGCCATGGGGCAGCGGCTGGCGATGTGACGCTAGACGAGACAGGCGTCATGACACTGTCAGGGGTGGCAGCAGCTCACGGCTCGGCTGCAGGAGCGCTGGTCTTTGCTTCGATGACGCTCTCGGGCGTTTCGGCTGCGCATGGCCATGTCAGCAACGGCTCGTACATCGGGCTCGTCGTCGATGGTCAGGAAGGCATTCTGGGATTCGTGTACGACGCCGATGGCACCCAGCACGATATCTCCGAGTTCACGTGCGAAGAGTCGTTTGAGCTCGGCGGTAAATCGAACGGCGGCCCCGACTCAGCTCGATGGAACATGCCGTTCCCCGGCTATGTGATCCCTGACGACTACGCGCGGGTCAGTTTTTTTGATGCTGCATCTGGCCTCGAATTCTGGCGCGGGCGGTTCCTTTGGGAGCTCCCCGACTGGGACGGCTGCTCATCTCTGTTGACAGCCAAAGCTGAAGGAGCGGTCAACGAGCTTACGGATGAAAGTTTTGGGGCGGCCGGTGCATCAGAGGACCAGGGCGCTGTTCAGTCCGTCTTCTATGGACCACAGATCAGGAAGATAGTCGCAGTTCCGGCGTCGACTCTTCCCACGCCCCCACTGCTGCCATCTCTCATCGGCACCGTGATTGCGCTGACTCCGGAGGACGCCATTGTCCACGCGGTAACCCAACGATGCCCGAGCATCTTCATCTTCCCGGGCGATGTGGCTACAACAGGCGCGGAATTGCGGGAACGTAAGGACTTTCTCTTGCAGACAGCCCTATCGGTCATTAACTACATGACCGGGCTATTTGAGTACCTAGCCACGCCGTACATCTGGAACGTTCGTCCGAAGTTGGGTGTTGCCGCGTTCTCATGGCAACCAATGCCCAGCACACCGCGATACCGCGTACGACTGGCAGACGGCGCCGTACTCGGTATCACACGTGATCCGCGGGCCATCGCGAACCGTGTGGTTGTCCAGTACGGCGGCTACCAGACGCGGACGTCTCCGGATCCTTCCACACCGATCAGCTATGACGAGATCCCCATCACGCGGGACATCGTGCTCAATCTTCAAGGCCAGGTCAACGACCACCAGAACGCCCAGCAGGTGGCGGACGGCATTCGTGCGAAGGCGGGAGCCCTTCGACTCGGCTGGTCCTATTCGATCGCCATTCCGCGCGTCTGCCCAATCTATGACGATGACAATGGCGGTGTCGTTATCGCTCCCTGGATGATCGAGGAAGGCAACGTCATCCTCATCGAGGACCTGAACCCGTCTGATTCGAAGTGGGGCAACCACACGCCGCCCGAGGAGCACTTCATCACAGAGTGGAAGTGGAGCGGCAAGGGCGAGATTTCTCTATCGTGCGGAGAGGTGAGGAAGCAGACAGACGTCGCAGCGATCCGTTCGGTCATAGATCAGGGAGAGCGACTTTCTCCGAATCCTGACAATCCACGATTCCCGATGCGCAAGGAAGACGCAGCGGTGATCCCCGTGAACAGAGTGGGGATGGGACCGGGGGCAGGGGATAGCAACCCCGGGCCATTCCAGGGCCAGGGACAGACGCCGCCGAACCCTGGCCTCAAGACGGGACCGATTGTTGGAACCATTGGCCCAGGCGGAGACCCACCGTACGACACTCCACAAGATGGTGGTGCTGAGATCACCCAGTTTCTTCCACAGCAGATCCCGCAACATCCACCTGT